CTTGTGCATCGTGATATTCAAACCATGAATCAATTGCTCGATAGAACCCTTCAATCAAAGCATCAGCTGTAGCAGGGTTCAGTGCATCTACATCAGCAAGTAGGTCGCTGAATTGTTCAGCGTAGAAGTCAGCAGTGCCGTATTCTAGGTTAGCCATTCAATAGGGATAGAGTGGAAAGCTGCCCATTTAAAGCCGTGTTTCTCTGCCCACTGAGCATACGTGGACTTGGCTCCTTTATAGATTTTGTTATAAGGTGTTTGAAAGACGAATCGAATATCTAAGTCTGGATTCTGTTTCTTCACAGCGATCATCTTCCTCCGATCTTTCTCGTCGAGATGACCCTTGGTCTCTAGATAGACACCATTCGGTAAAAGAAAGTCGGGGGTGTAGTTGCATTGCAGAACGTAAGGAACTTTAGTGGATTCATACTCGAACTTAACACCAAGACTAGTGAGAAGATCAGCTACCTTCTCTTCTAGCCCTGATCTAAAAGCCATTAGAAGTCGTCGTCCTCAACTGCGTCGTTGATAATTACGTTAGGTTCAGACGCTTTGAAACCTTTAGTCTGGCCAAAGAGAGCTGCCACTTCAGTTTCACCAAGATCGCCTGTATCAACACCTGCAGAGGAGCCGACAGTAATGACTTGGATTCCGACAAGTTTAAGACTTGTACCGTAGGTGACACCATCACGCAGGATGTATGGCTTCTGTCGGAATGCAAGCTTAACTGTGCTACCACTGTAGAGTGGGGTATTCGGATCAGTGATGACTGTTCCCTCAGTATCCACCACGGGCGGCTTAGTCTCTTCATTCCAGCTGAACTTAACTTTGTACTTACCATCTGAAACCTCTTCCCAAGGTTCAGGCTTAAGGGTAGAGCGCTTTGGATTCTTAAGCTTAGACTCTGCCCACTTAATAGAATCAGCTCGATCTTCTTCCAGCTTATCGACAAGATCTTGATCGACAATAGCAGAAAGTGAATAGCCAAACTTACTTGGCTTCAGTACAGCTTGATAACCTTCAAGGACAACAGGCTGTTGGGTAACGTGGATGGATTGTGCCATTAACAAAAGAAATAGGTGGATTCAATTACGGATTCCGGTTCAAGGTCTCCGACAATCGGTGGTTCGGTCTCTGCCCCTATGTGAGAGGCAAAGTCCCGCAGGTAATCGTGCTCGGCAAAGAGATGCATGTAGGTTTCTCGTACAATGGAGGACAAGGTAGACATGTCCGTTGCACGACAAAGCACAGAATCGTGGATAAGAGCAATAGGTGCGTCAAAGCGTAGGGTGCTTAAATGTAGTAGGCTAGCATCTAGACTATGTATCAGATTAGGTGCTGTTGCATTCTTGTGATGGTTGAGATCAACCTCATCTGAATCATCAACGGCAACCTGCATCCTACAGCGACCAAGTAACTGTAAGGCTAGTTCAACTACTAACTTTTTATTGAGCTTTTGATGTACAACAAAACCAGATGGTGTTGTCCACTCAAGATATTCTTTACCAGTTTTGATTGCATTAGCAACTTCTTGCTCAATCCAACTCATGACAGCCATAGGACCAGGTACGACAACATCCATGGCATTGCGTACAGCCTTAACTGTTTTAGTTAGGTCATCCTTACTAATCTCTACACCTTTCTCGGCTAGTGCGTCTCTGATGTACCCACGATTAGAGAAAGGTTTAGCATTGTAAGGAACAGTCATAACTACCCGTTTGACCGTTTTTCTATCCATATAAGGTTGGATAGATTCAGGACAATGAGGTGTAGCTTCTTCAGCCACTACCTTGTATGCATCCTGTGGTTTATCACCAGGTAAGACATTCACTAGACGTGCAGTGGACTTATCCCTAGCCAATCCTGCAAGGATTTGTAACCCTGAACAGGTTGCATCAGTTGCCACCATAAGACGTGTGAACTGCCTATCGGCAATTACGACACAATGGTAATACTCTTCAGCAGCAGCTAAGAACTGCCAAGGTTCTTCAACTCCTTCCCATAAAGGTAAATTACCAATTGGATCTGTCGCTATGAGTGTGAACAATTCATGGTTATCTTTCGCCCATTCTAGTCGCTCAGACATCGGTGCTTTATCAAGACCAAATGTAGTAGCTACTTGAAAGGCTAACCAAGATTCAGCTTCAGGAGTTACATAAGACCCATCAGCAAAGACTAAAAGACTTTTTCCAAAGTCTGTATCTTGAGGAGTAAGAAAGGCAGGAATAGGATAAGCTCTACCTCTATAGTCAAAAGACCAAGGAATAAAGAACCTAGGTACGTCCTTGAACCTCTTCACTGCCTCCATTGTCATCCGAGTACGACAAGATTTCTTAAACTCTTGTGCATTCAGATTCATTACCTCTGCCGCTGCTCTTCGATATGCTTTACGAGAATCTTTATTCTCTGCAATATCAAATGGCTTTGGTGGTAACTCATGGTTCACAATAGGGAGGAACTTACCAACAGCTCGTTCCAATCTATCTAGTTCTTCCGCTACCTCCACAATGAATGGATTTAGAGTGAAGGCAACCTTCTGAATCTTGTTCAGAAAGTTGATTGG